AATTTGTACCTCCTGTTTTGTGGGTTGCAAGCGGAACCTTTTGCCGTGCCGCCTGCGCAACAGCAGAAATGGCGATACGAACAAAGGGAACGCTGTTTGTTAGTCAGTATAACATAGAACTGTGAACTTGAAAAGAACAGAGGATATTTTTTGTACAATAGAGTTCTTTTAAGACAGCAAGGAAATAAAAATAACGCATAACGGACGATTTTGACAAAAGAAAAAGAGCAAAAAGATTTTTGAATTTTTTTTGAAAATATGCTTGACACAGGCCGCCCTGGTTGCTATAATAATATGCGTCGCGGCGGTCAGGCGGTAGCCTGATGCAAAGCGCAAAGGGTTTGGCCCGGTAGTTCAGTTGGTTAGAACGCTAGCCTGTCACGCTAGAGGTCGTCAGTTCGAGCCTGATCCGGGTCGCCACATGCTGTTATAGCTCAGTCGGTAGAGCGCATCCTTGGTAAGGATGAGGTCGGCAGTTCGAATCTGCCTAACAGCTCCATAGCAAAGCCCACAGCACGTTAGCTACTGTGGGCTTTTTACATAGGGGCATAGCTCAGTTGGTAGAGCAGCGGTCTCCAAAACCGCGTGCCGAGGGTTCGAATCCTTCTACCCCTGCCATCCATATGCGAAACGATTACAGTCCTTGATTACGGCTTGATTGCCGCAGAACTATCAATCGTTCGCTAAAAAGTAAAAGGGCCACTAGGCGCAATGCCTAGTGGCCCTTTTTGGCTTACTTGCTCGCCTGCTTAATGATCTGATCCGCGCCGGTCGCAGCCAGGCCGGAAACAATGCCCACGGCCAGGGCGGTCAGGGGATCAGTGGCGGGAAAATCCGGCACGTTGATGTACATGGCGGCCAAGCCCAGCAGGCCGCCAAGGACACCGCAGATGGACGGCAGCCATTTGTTGGCCAGCGGGGTCTGCTTGACCGCGGTGGCGGCAAAGTCTCCTATTGACATAAAATAATATTTTTTGTAAATACGCATTGACATTAAATATTATCTGTGCTATAATAAGTACAACATAAGAGATACGAAACACCCCACACAAACAAAGGAGAAAACACTATGACTACCGAGATTATCATCACCATCGCTTTGGCATCCCACCGCACCGGCAATTACACCCCCGCCGAAAACGCCTATTTCACCGCCGTACAGAACGACACCTACAGAAACTTTCGCTTGCCGGAAGGCTGGAGCTATGAAGGTCACGAACCCAAAGGCATACCGCACCACAAAGCCGTGACGGTTTCCCTGCCCGACTTCATCCACGCTGTGCCGGGCGGCATCCGCTCCGACTACAAAGCCAAGGACGGCAACATCGATCTGGTCCTTGCCTTCGTCCCCGCCATCCGCGTGACAGGCGACTATGATCAAGCCATTGACGAGGCGCTGCAGGCGTTGACCATCACCGCACCGACCAGCTCCGGCAAGCGTGAAGAAATCCCCTTCGAGATCGTATCCGTTTCTCAGCTGTTTGATGCAAAGCGGCTGTAATATAAAAAGGAGCCACGCGTTATGAAAAAGATCATCAACGGCAGCCGCTACAACACCGAAACCGCCCAGCGGCTCGGTGTCCACGAAAACAATTTCTTGCCCAATGACATCTACTATCGCGGACAAGATTTATACCGCACCAAGGCGGGCAAGTATTTTATACACAACTACGGCAACGGTTTCCCCAAACAGGATGGCAACTGGGGCTGGGGCGAGGAGATCACCCCCATCACCGAGGACGCCGCCCGCGAGTGGGCAGAGAAGTACCTTGACGGCAACACCTACGAGGCGGCGTTTGGCGAGGTGGTAGAGGATGCCCGCCTCAACGTCCTGCTACCGCAGGAGCTGCTGGACAAGCTGGACGCCCGTGTCACTGTGGGCGGCGGCAACCGCAGCGAAGTTGTACGCGCTGCGCTACGTGCCTACCTTGAGGGCTAAGCCATGCCGCCGTTTAAGGATTTATCCGGGCAAACATTTGGCTATCTGTACGTTATCGAGCCGACTGCGAAGAGGCAAGACGGCAACCGGGTTTTCCGCTGCCGCTGCCTTAACTGCGGTAAAATCGTGGAGCTGCCGAGCCGTACCATCGCCCACTCCAAGCAGATCAGCTGCGGGTGCATAAAAAACCGCAACCTGACCACCAAACCCATTGCCGATAAGCTCGGGCAGGTTGACGGCACCAACGTTAGCCGAATATCATCGAGCAAAGCCCAACGGAACAACACCACAGGCGTGCGCGGTGTGTCGTGCAGAAAAGACGGAAAATATGTCGCATACATCTATTTTAAGGGGGAGCGGTACCACCTGTATTGCGGCGCCGACAAAAATAAAGCCATTGCCGCCCGCAAAGAGGCAGAGCAGCGCCTCTTTGGTGAGTTTTTAACGTGGTACAATGCGCAAAAAGACCAGCAAAAATAAAAAAAATAAGCGGCGGGCAATCCCTGAAAAGAGGGAAAGCCCGCCGCTTTAATTATGGATTATTTAACTTGCCGGTCAGCTGTCTTTGCCGATCTGCTTAATAACCTGATCCGCGCCGGTCGCAGCCAGGCCGGAAACAATGCCCACGGCCAGGGCGGTCAGGGGATCAGCGGCCGGGAAGTCCGGCACGTTGATGTACATGGCGGCAAGGCCCAGCAGGCCGCCAAGGGCACCACAGATGGACGGCAGCCACTTATTTGCCAGTGGGGTCTGCTTGACAGCCGTTGCGGCCAGGTAGCAGATGACGGTGATGCAGGCAACGCTTGCGATGCCAAAAGACGCAAAATCCATGTTAGTCCTCCTTGATTTTGATGCACTCATTGTGCATCTTTTTGTAGGCGTCAAGGTACATTTCGCCCTTGTCGCCGTTGTAGGTAATCTCGTAGTACATCCCGTCGGGAATGGTGGTAGAAATCAGCGCCTTGTTGTTTTGCAGGGTCTTGCACGACCATACAACGAATGTATCGTCGGCGGTCAGCTCGAAGTTGTCGGTGACATCAACATGGCGGTTGAAGTAGTCCACAACGGCGGCAGTGGCCCGCTTGATAAACTCGGCATTGCTCATTTTGATTTATCCTCCTTACTCGGTTTCGATGCGGATGGGCAGCGCCTTGGCCCGTTTATAGAGTTCCGTGCCCGTTCCGTTGCCACCCTGACTGTGGTAGCTATCATATAAGTATTTCAGATTGTTCAGGTCATCCTCGGTGACGTACCCGCGTTTGATGCACAGGCGGCACATCTGATAAATCCGATCATGCAGCACCGCCAGATTCCCCGCGTGTAGGTCATCAACCGTTTTGCCCATCGCAGTCAACTGCCCCTCCACAGCATCCAGCCGGGGAGTGATTTGCTGAATCTGTATTTTAAGGGAGCTGATTTCTGCGTTCTGGGCTTCTTCGGGGGCTTTGTGCTTTTTCCATTTCGCCAGCAGGGTATCCCATGCCTTGTCAATGGCTGTAAATGCCGTAGCTACGGCGACGATGGCTGTCACGACCTGCCACGGGGAAGTGATGACGATGTTCCACGGCTGCATCGGATTTACACCTCCACGATAGGGATGCCGTAGGCTACGGCGGCATCGTGCTCAATGCGGCATCCGCGATAATCCTGCCAGCCAGGGGCGAACACTGCAAAATCAGCGGTGCCCAGCAGCTTGAGGCTTTCGCCCAAATACCACAGCGGCGTTGCGTCAGTCGGGGCGTTCTCAAAAAATGAATCAATGACTGCTAAATTTTCGTGTGTTTTCATGTACACATCAGCAATCAAAACCTTGCGTTCCTTGATAATTTCTTCGTCCGTTTTGCCGCGCATCGGCTGGGAGATAAACAATTTTTTCATAGCTTTACTCCACATACTCAGCCTTATACAGCCCTGCATCAATCAGCTGCAGCTCTGCGCACTTGCGCATGAGGTACCAGGCGTCGCCGCTGGATACCGGCCCAACGTCCAGCATCCACTGGTTGCCAGCTGCACAGGTTTCGCGGTAGAGACCGGCTGCAATCAGCCCCAGCCCCTCACACAGGGCGCGGATGGTTGCGCGGTCGCCGCTGGAGATACGGCCAATGGTGATCCGCTGCTTGTCCAGCTTGTTGGGGGTGGTATCCTCCGGCGGGGGTGCGGTGTGGCCCTGCAGGCCCGCCCGGGTCATCAGTTGTTCATAGTCCTTGTAGACGCGGTTGCAGTCCAGGCTGGTGCCGTAGCCGGGGATGCCCAGCGCGTTGCGGCTGGAATACTGCCAGATACCATACGGCAGCGGGCAGGTGCAGGCGCTGCTGTACTGGGCAACCCAGATGTCGTATTTGGCCAGTGCCTTGTAGTCCAACCGATTACGGATAAAGTCACAGGACGCATACAGGATACCATAATACCCCGATGCTTCGATCTCACTTAAAAACGCCTCTACCAGAGCCGTGCGCTGCGCGGTAGTCAGGCGCAGGATACACGGTTCATATTCGATGTCGTAGGCTACTGGCAGACATAGATGTTTGCCGTGGATCGCGGCCAGGCAGCAGCGGGCTTCCTGCCGTGCTTCCGCCGGGGTACTGGCGTAGCTGTACCAGTACACGCCGTACTGGATGCCCAGGCGGGCGCACTCCGCTGCGTTGCGCTCAAACTGCGGGTCAACCTGACTGCTGTAACGGCCATACCCGGCGCGCAGCATGGCGTGGCGGATGCCCTTGCTGTAGGCTGCCTGCCAATCAAATTTGTTTTGGTGTTTCGATACGTCGATTGCATAATACATGCGCTTCACTTCCTCTGTGTGTTGTATGCTGCTGTAACTGCCCAGCTTGACCGCACTGCTGGCCGTGCTGAAATCAGCATCCAGCCAGTTCAGCGGGTTGGTACGCTGGCCTTTCCAGCGCACTTCAAAATGCAGGTGTGCTCCATAGCAGTTGCCGGTATCGCCGCTGTAGCCGATCAGCTGGCCTTCCTGCACCTGCTGCCCCTGCGCCACGCAAAGCTGGCTCAAATGGGCGTACAGCGTTTCCAACGTGCCGTACTTGTAGGTCGTGTGGCGCAGCTTAATCATGTTGCCATAGCTGTTGGTGTCGCCCTGGGTGCGCTTGCCATTCCAGTGGTACGCGATTGCAACCGTGCCACCCTCCGCAGCGTACACGGGCGTGCCCGCTGCTGCGCGGAAATCCAGCGCCCGGTGCAGGCTGCCGTCATTGTAGAGCCAGCCCGCGGTGATGATGTGCTGGGCCAAGGGCCACCCAAAACACACCTCTTCATTTTTCAGCCGCATCTTTATCCTCCTTATTTTGTCCTCTTCCACATATAAACCGCCAAATAGGGCGGCATGTTATTGTGGGCTTCCCCGGAACCGCCGGAGGCGACTGTTACGGTTTTGGATTCCCAGTTCGGAATACCCCAGCCGCCTGATTGCGTTTGAACATACGCATCCGCAGAGCTTCCGGTTTTGGAGCGTATTACGTTGCTTCCGTTCGTCACAGACAACGAATAATTTGGTAGCTCGCTTTGTGTAAGCGTATGGGCGAATTCGCCTCCAGCAGCACCTGCGGGATAAGTACCAGAAGCACCAAGCAAAAAGCGGTCAGAAATTCTTTCCCAGGTACCGCCAAATAAAGACGCTGGGCTTGTATTGCTTACGGTCATGTAAATGCTGCCAATCGGCCAGGCTGCAAGTTTTGCTTCCGCGATGGCCGCCTTCACCGCCGCCGGTGTTGCCGCAATACCACCACTGGTCGAACTCGTTGAACTGGTCGAATCACTCAATTTCACACCGCCCAAAGTCGAAGCATTACCTGTCGGCAGTGTATACTTAGTATCCGTTGTCGGCGGTGTGTATCCCAAAGCACTTGTCACGTTCGCCTTTGTCAAACTAATCGTGCCGGAATTCACCGTAATGTTACTCCCGATTTTTACACCGCCAAGGGTTGAACTGGTAGCATTCGGCAGTGTATATTTCGTATCTGTAGTCGGTGGTGTATATCCCAGTGCTGTGGTCACATTGGTCTTACTAATGCTGATCGTGCCGCTGCTCACCGTAATATTGCTACCAATCTTCACACCACCCAGGGTTGAACTGGTAGCGGCAGGCAGCGTATAGGTACTGGAGGAGGCCGGTGTCATATAGATCTGGTTGCTGTTCAGCGTTCCTTCACTCTTAGCATTATCATACTGGGCTTGCGTCAGGTAGTTGATCACCAGGCTGTCCAGCTTTGTATCAGTGGCCATAATCATATACCTCTCGTTACAATCGCGCTGATTGCGGATAGTCCACTCGGCAGCCCAGTCAGTTTTCCGTTGCTGATGCTTAGGCTCAGGTTGGTGCTGCTTGGGCCGCCGTATATGGCGCTCTTGTGGTACTTGTCGCCCTCAAACGCGACCAGGCTCGTAGTCTGCCCGCCCCAGCCGCCGGAACTGGTTATGGTGCCATAGCCCCAAATCTTAATGGTTCCGCTGGCGGTCTTAAAACTCACGCTGGGGTTGGTGTCCGTAATGACATAAGCCTCCACATTGTTATTGCCATTGCCGCCGGAACTCCCGCCGCCGGCATAAGTTCCTGTCACACCAAAAATGTTCACACCGCTCTTAATGTTCCCGGCCACCAGGTTTGCATCGCCCTTGATTGTCTGTGTCCCGCTCAGGTATTGCCCAGATGCAATGCTCTGGTCGGTTGTCTTCGGGATGTAAGTTGCTGCGCTTTTTTTGGTCACATCACTGCCAATATAAGTGCTCGATATCGCATTCACGGTCACTTTGCTCAGTCCGTCATATCCGCTGTCCGGGCTTACCGTCTGGGTGCTCTCGCTGGGCGTAACCGTTTTGGTCTGCAAGCTTGGCGTGTTTCCGCCACTGCTGCTCCCGGCATAACTGCCTGTCACATTAAAAATCTTTACACCGCTCTTAATATTGGCCGCAGTCAAATTGCTGTCACCCTTAATCGTCTGGGTTCCATTCAAATACTGGCCGGATGCAATGCTCTGGTCACTCGTTCCCGGCGTATAAGTCGCAGCACTTTTTTTCGTCACGCCGCTTCCCACATAAGTTTTTGATACTGCATTCACTGTAACCTGGCTCAAACCATCATAGCCATTGTCGGCCTTAACCGTCTGTGCGCTCTCACTGGGGCTTACGGTCTTGCTCTGCAAACTCGCCCCACTTGCACCACCCGTCACAAAGCCGCCCTGCATATCAACGGCATTGCTGCCTAAATACACACCCATGCAGCTGTCACCACCTTCTGAGCGTAACGTTTGTCGCGCCAACGCTGGCTGCCGTTATGTCAATGGTTTTTGCGCTGCTGCCGTCCCATGCGCCCTGACTGGTTCCGTTCAGTTTGATGGTCAGGCTGTTATTTAGTTTTTCGGCGCTCGTTGCGGAGCCGCCTGCGTTGCTGGAACCGGCATAGTTTGTGGTTCCGGTGACTTTGGCCCCTGTGGCACTGTGGGCAATTACCCCTTTCGGCAGGTCGGCAGCCCGCACCGTATCGCCGGTCAGGTCGAGGACAACGGCATCATTGATAACAACCTTGTTTACGGCCATGCTCAGCCTCCGATCGTCAACGTCTGGCCGCCAGCCGCATTATCAACGTATGTGGCCGGGATCGCCTGCACAGTAACTTGAGACAGGCAGTTATACGCTTTGTCGGGCAGCACAACCTGCTGCTCAAAGGTCGGCGTAACGCTCTTGGCCTGCGGCTTCATACCTTCGCTGCCGCTCATAGAGCCTTTCACGCCCAGGACCGTAACGCCCTCGCGGATATTTGTGGGCACCAGCTTGGCCTGTTCGGTCGCTGCGATGGTCACCCCGCCTGCGCCATCGTGGAAGCCCATGGGGATGGTGTACTTACCAGAAACGGTGCTGATTTCACCGTTGACTTCGCCGTTGTTGGGCATCGTGCCAGTCATTTTGGCGCCACGCGCGTAGAATGTTTTACCGTTCAAAACCTCCGCCACAGCTGCGGTGGCATCGCTGGTATCCGCGTCTTTCGTGCTGGTACCGGTAATGGGGGCGCCGGACTTGTCGTGCGCCGTGATACCTTTTGCCAGCTTGTCCGGAGTTACGGTATCTGCGGTAAGGTCAAGTTTCGTTTCCTTGCCGATAACAACCTTGTTTACGTATTTATTGGGCATTGTAGTATTCATCTCCTATTATCAGTGTGTAGCCGCTTGAATCGTTAGATACCTCGTACTGCGGTATCTTGCGGATTGTCACGTCTTTCTGCATCAGTTTTTTCGCCGTGGGCAAAACCTGCGCCGTAAACAACGGCGTGATGTCATATGGCCCGCTATACTCCGGCGCACTAACCACTGCGGTGCCGGTCACGTCCACCCGCACGGGTGCCGCTCCGGCAATGCGCACCGATACGGCGCTCTGTTGGGCCACTCGCACCTGGATCATGAGCCATCCGCCTCCTGGAATAAGGTCGGGCTCATTTTGAGCGCCAGAATCTCAGTCTGCGGCTGGTCGGTGCTGTCCCGCAATGTGATGCGGGTGTCCATGTACAGCGTCTCGCCGCCCATGAATTTGTATGTCTCCGCCCGCGTCCAGGGGATAAGGATGATGTTCTGTCCTTCCTGCCGGGTGCAGTCGTCGGGCCAGACGTTGGTTTTAATGGCCGGGAAGCCTTTGCAGCTCTTCTGTTTGAACACAAATTCGATCCGGCTTACCTCGTCCAGGCTCATGCCGATTTCAACCGGCAGCGCAAATTGCGTTCCCTGTTTCATTCGTTTTTCTCCTCAGCGCCTTAATTCGGCATTTTTTCTTCCTCTGTTTTCGGAGTTTCGATGTTTGCCGCCGCTGCTTCTTCCGCTGCCATGTTCTCGCGCACGGCATTCAAAACGTTCTCCAAAATCAACTCCGTCACGGCAAACGGCAGCGTTGCTTCGTTAATTGCAGCAATAACTTTGCGTTTGCACTCTTTAATGCGTTTGTTGTCAGTCATGGGGCATCCTCCTTACAGCCGCGCGTTTACGGCGTTTTTCAGTGTGGCAATGGCGGCCAGAACCTCTTCGTCCAGGGCTACAAAGGACCCCCGGTTGTTCTGGCTGGTGATGTTGCCGTTACCGTCCAGTTTCATGTAGGTGTAGCTCACTCGCTCACCTTCGGCAGTCGTTACGACCGCCACGCCGGATAATTTTTTCATTGCAATTCCTCCAAAAGAATGTCTGCGGTTTCGTTCGCGCCTGTATCTATAGCGAGCAGGTCAGCTGCGGCATCGGTGCTGGCCTCCTGCGCTCTTGCGGCGGTGCTGGCTGCCAGCTCAACGCCTGCCGGATCACCGGCAGGATAGCTGCTGTCGCTGCGGTCGGCGTAGCTGCCTTCATAGCCGCGCTGTGCGGCCATAGCCAGCCACGAAAATTTCTGCCCCGGTGCGCCGTGTACAATGGCGTACTGGCCGCAATCCTCCGCCCACAAATGGCCGGTGCCGTCAAGGTCAGTCAGCAGCCAGGCGGGCTGCCCGTACTGGGCGATGGTCTCCGCATAGCGTGGGTCAAGGGCAATCAGGCACCAGCCGTCTGGGCTGCACCGGCCCTTACCCCAGTCCGCAAAGGTGGGCACCGGCGTCTCAAATGCAGCCATTTTCAGTGCACCAAAGCTGGTAGGCACCACGCGGGATTTGCTGCCCCAAACGTCTAGGTTGTGCACGTTGAGCTTGCCGCTCACGCCAACGCGCGTCGTGTTAAAATCGGCATCGCTGTCATCGCTGCGGTTGTAGGTGATCTGCATCCCAACGTAAGATGTGGGGTCAAGTCCATTCACCCAGCCGTACTTGGCGTATTTACTGCACGCGCCGATGTAGCTGCTGCCAGCCTCAGAGTACAGCACGCCGGTCAGGCCGATGCTGCCGGTGTTGATGGTGGCATACCATGCGATGTGCCGGTTGTCCAAAAATACGCGCTCACCGGCCTCGGTGCCCATACGTATCCACGCATTGTCCAGATCGTACACGGTGGTGTAGTTCAGGTTGTGTAGTTGTCCGGTGGTAATGTTGCCGCCGTTGATGATTGTCTTGTCCTGGTTCCAGGTACTCAAATCCGAAAATGTCACCACGCCGGATAGGTTGATCTGTGCGCTGGTGATCTCTGTTCCGCCCGCAGTCAGCTTGATGGTGCTGGAAGTGCCGCTGGTGGAAGCCGTCAGCTTAATTTCGCTCACCGTCTGTTTGATCTCGGTCTTGGTTTCGGCGGTGGTCAAATAGTCCCCGGTGCTGGCCGTCCAGGCAGTGGGGGCGTTGCCCATCTGCACCATGGGGTGCATGATGGTCAGATCGTTGGTAACGGTGGCGTTGTCGTTGGCTGTGCTTACAAACAGGCCGTCCGCATAGCCGTCCGCGGTCGCCGTGAACGCCGCCCAGCGCAGCTTCCAGCCGTTGTCCAGCTCAATGTCCTGCTTCGCATTTTTGAATGCATTGCCGTAATAACTTTTTGCTCCGCTGCTGCTCTTGGTCTCGAACTGCAAAAACAGGCTGTCCGTGCCGGAGTTGAGCTTGTACAGTACGCTGGCGCAATAGGTCATGCCCTTGGCAATCACCAGCGTTTTGTCCGCACCAAAATGGAAGCGGGTGTTCTGCGCCCTATTAGTCACTCGGACGGATTCGCCGCTGATCGCGTATGTCCCTTTTTTTCTCAGGTCATTGCCGCCTGCATCCAGGGTCGCATTGTTCCAGTCGTCGGTGCCCGCAATAATATTGTTGCCGCCGGTGATCCGCTGCGTTACCGTCTGGGTAATGCTGTCGGCTTTCTGGTCAATCGCGGATACTGATTCTTTAACGGTTTTGAATTCCCGCTTTGTGCTGTCCAGGTCGTTGGAAATGGTCGTGGTGGTTTCTTCCAGGCTGCTGACTTTGGTGCTGATGCTGTCCGCCTTTTGGCTGATGCTGGAAACATCCTCTTTCAGGCTTTCCACCGTTGCGGTAGTGGCGTAATCCTGCAATTTGCTGTCAACGGCATCATTGGCAGCGCTGGTAGCGGCGTCCTTCACGTTGGCCGTTACCGTTTCAGTCACTGACTTGGTGACTTCGGTTTTGATCTCGTCAGCGGTCTGCGAAAATAAGCTTTTGGCGCTTTCCTGCGTCAGGTAGTCGCCGCTGCTGGCGTTCCAGGCGGTCGGCGCGTTGCCGTATTGCAGCATGGGGTGCAGCAGCGAAAACTTGTTGGTGTAGTTGCCGGTACCAGCGTGGGTGGTACCACTGCCCATATCCACCAGCTTTAAGGTGGCGTTGTCCGGCGGCGTCCACAGGCCATACCGCAGTACCCAGCCGTCCGTCTGCTCAATCTCCAGCTGATCAGTTGGCTTAATGGTTGCCCAGCTCTGGCTGGTGGAGTACCCCGCCGTGTAAGCGATTTCCATACAGAACTCATCCGCACCAGAAACGGGTTTGTACATAACAGACAGGCACAATGTCACGCCTTTTGCCACATACGCACCCACCGTTGTCCAGCGAAAATATCGGTTGGAGTTGGTGTTGGCCATGGTCGCCCCGCCGGTTAGTTCATAGGTAATAGAACTGCCGTCGCCGGTATTGCCTTTCAGTTCAGCGTTTTTGAAGCTCTCACTGCCCAGGATCAGGTTGCCGCCGCCGGTGATTTTGGTGTCTTTTTTCACCTCAGAGGAAAGCCCGTCCACCGTTGCTTTCAGGTCGGTGTACTTGCCGGTCAGGTCGCTGGCCTTTACTTCCAGGCCGTCCACGCTGGTCTTGATCTCCAGCATCTTGCCGGTCAGGTTCTTGTAGCTCTGCTCATTTACGGCTGCGGTTCCGTCCCGTGTGGCGTTGCCGGTGGATTCCAGCGTGACCTGCTGACCGGATATTGTCCGGTTCATGATATAGGAACTCAGCACGTTTCCGCGGGCATCAGTGACAGATACAATGTTTCCAGGCGCGGGCAGGGGAAAATCCGCCGGGACGGTTACTTTGAGTGGTGTGTAGGTCACGCCCTGCATCGTTTCAAATATCGCCTGCGCGACCGGCTTCAGTGCTTCCGCAGTGGCGGATGTCAGCAGCAGGTTGCCCTGGATAACCAAGGCATTTGATCCACTCTCATCGGACGGATACAGCACACCCACGTCGTCATCGCTCTGCCGGATCTGTACTTTGACGACCGGCGCGGTCTGAAACTTGTCATGCGACAGGCCGTCCCTTATGTATACGGTTGGCCCGATGCTCTGCGATGGGTTGTAATCTGTGTACCAGGCAAATTCGATTTTCCCGTCCGGTGTAGCCCGCAAGAAAGTGCATGATGCTTCGGCTACCCAGGCAAGCAGCTGGCGGCCGGTCAGATTGTCGGCATAAAAAGCCTGTACCAGATAGGTTCCGTTGCGGGGCAGGGAGTTGTTGGCAATGGTTACGCCGCACCGCTGTGCTACCAGCCCGGCGAATTTCCACAATGTCATCGGAAACTGATCCTGAATGGATCGCAGCCAGGTAGACTGTACGCTATCAAGCCGGGATACAGCGTCATAAGCGTATACTTTATAGGTGTTGCGGGTCTGGCTGGTAGGTTTAACTGCCCAGTAGGTGCCCGCCAGGGTTCGATGGCCGGATGTCTCCCGGTAGTGGGTCAGCCGGGTTCCGGATGTAATCGGCAGATCGGTTCCCGGCTCCACCCAGATTGTGATTTCCAGCTTATTGGAGCAGGCTGCGCCGGGACACAGGTCGGTGGTTTTGGATACGGTTTCGGTGCAAGTCAGGGAACGGATAGCGTTCTGACCAACGGTGCCGGCGGCAATCTCAGTGCCGTCATCCAGCACCAGGATGTTTTTAACCATTCAGACACCCCCTTAACATTCTTTGATTTCCAGCGTCATATCCCGCCAGACGCCCGCTTTCAGCCGCTGCAGGGCCGCCCCGTAGTTGGAGCAGTAGCAGGTGCGGGTGATGGTCTGGGTCACGTCTGCAGCATCGCTGGCCACAGGGCAGGTGAACTGGAACGTGGTCTTGTTTTGCAAAAGCCCCAACAGGTAGGCACAGTCGGCGTTATCGAGGTAGGAATATTCCAGCGAGGCGGTCAGCACGCCATAGCGCAGCACCTCACGATGGTAGACGCCCATCTCGTCGGTGCCGCTGTCACTGCTCTCAACGTCCGAAAACTTGATGGTGGGGGAGCCGGTGGGAACCGGTAGGGAATGGCTGTCGATCTGCAAGAGGGAAGTGCGCTTGAGCATCAGTAGGCACCCCCCAGCATGATGGATTGCGACTGCCGCGCGCGGTTGAAGCTGCGATAGATCACGTCGTCACCAATGACAATGTCGCCGCTGCTGTTATGCAGCTCAGCAAGGATGTTGTTCAGCACGGCCAGTACGGGCGTGAAATCGACAATTTCCCGGCCAGACGGGGTGCTTGCCACGCTGCCCGATGCTGTCAACGCAAGCCGAACGTTGCTCTGTAAAGAGCCGGTGGATAGATCCGAAAGCTCATCCATGGCCTGTGCAACATCCCCGGCGTTCTGCCGGATGCCAAGGGCAAGGCCCGCCGGAATGTAGCGGCCCACTTCGTCCCGCATCACGCGGGAAGGGGATGCAATGCCGAAAAAGTCCTTGATAGTATCCAGCGCACTGGAAGCAATGCTCCGGGCAGCATCTTTCAGCGCGCTGCCCATAGCACCAATGCCGTTGATTAAGCCGTTGATAATGTCTTTGCCCAGCTGCACCCAGTCCACGTTTTTGACGGCGTCCCAAAGGGTGCGGCAGGCATCACCTGCGGCGCGGATGATATCCGGCGAGGCGTTCCCAATGCCCTGTACCAAATTGATCACAAGATTGAAGCCTGCCGCGATGATTTCAGGCAGGTGGGTAACAATGGCTTGCAGCAGGGTGGCAATTACGGTGGCCGCACTGCGGATGATGGAAGGCAACATGGCAAGCAGGCCCTGCACAAGGCTGAGCAGCATCTGTCCGCCTGATGTGATGATCTGCGGCAGATCTGCCACGACCTGTGCAAGGAATGCGCTCAGAGATGCAGACGCAGATTCCATCATCTGCCCGGCGTTTGCGGTAATGCCCTGCACCAGATTGCTGACAAGAGCAGCGCCGTTTTCAATGATTTGGGGGAATCCGCCGGAAAATGAAGTGCCAAATCCGTCCAGCAGAGTCTGGGCAAGGGCCTGGATAAAGGTCACCAGCGCACCGGGCAGGGCGGACAGAATGTTCCAGATATCCGGCAGCAGGTTTCCGGCCAGGAATGTGACCACCGACTGGGCCAGTGCGTCCAGGGACGGCTGCAGGTCCTGCCCAAGGGTCAGCGCACCCAGTACGTTTTTGAAACTGGCCTGCATGGCCGCAAAGGAACCGGCCAGCGTGGTGGATGCTTCCAGCGCGGTGGTTCCGGTAATGCCAAGACCTTTGTTCACATCGCCCAGGCCGCCGTTCAGCTCATCCACACCTCCCTGAATTACATGGATGGCGGTGTACACATCGGCCAGGTTGTCCAGATCGTACTTGACACCGGTGATTTTTTGGGCATCCGCCAGCAGGCGCTGCATTTCACTCTTGGTGCCGCCGTAGCCGAGTTTTAAGTTGTCTAACATCGTATAGTTCTGTTTGGCGAACCCCTGGTATGCGTACTGGATGGCGGACATATCGGTGCCCATCTTGTTGGCGTTGTCCGACATATCAGTCAGGGCCATGTTGGCCACTTCGGCGGCTGTTGCGGTATCGCCGCCCAGGCCTTGCAGCAGGCTGGCCGAAAACCCGGTCACAGTTTCCATGTAGGCATTGGCCGAAAGCCCCGCCTTCTGCCATGCATTCTGCGCATAAGCCTTGACGGTATCGGCGTTATCCTTGAACAGGGTTTCCACACCGCCCAGGCTCTGCTCCAGCGCACCGCCCTCCGTCAGGGTATCGGTCAGAGCCTTACCCAGGGCAGCGGTTGCCATAACACCTTTCAGGGTGCTGACAAGGCGGCCGCCCAAAGATGCGCCGGATTTTTCACCGGCGCTTTCGGCTTCCGGTCCCAGCACTTTTGCAAGGTTGCCGGTAATGCCTTCGGCAGAGGGAATGATCCCCACATAGGCTTTTGCAAGTTCGGTTGCCATCAGTTCACCTTCCCGTTGTTTTTGCGCCAGGCCGCATCAAACGCAGCGCCGCTGGCAAAGGATTGTACCTTATTTGGCAGCGATGCTCTGCCGGTCATGGCATCCATAACAGGGGTTGGCAGGCTGCCAGCCCCAAATCCGCTGCACAGGGCAGTTAGGCGGTCAACGGCAGCCCCCAGCAGAAGGGTGCTGGTATCGGTCTTTACGCCAGACTGTTTTTTGCAGATGCGGGAATCTTCACGCAGGCCCGCTGCCAGGGTGGCCAGCAGGGGCAGCGCAACGGTACGGTAATGCAGGATCCGGTAGGTTTCGGCCAGGTCACAAATCAATTCATCCTCGCCGTCTGCAATCATTCCGGCGAGGATGAGGAGTTTTTTCCTTCTTGGTTTGCATTGAAGATATCGCTCAGTTCGGCAATCACGGCTTCAATCGGCACCGTGCCGTCAGCAGCGCGCAGATGGTCGTACAGGGCTTTTTTCTGCGGCTTGTCAAGCAGCAGATCCAGCGCGGTGGGCAGCTCGTTCAGGTTGCCGTGGTCCACGGCAGCCAGAGCATCTACCAGCTCCATATTGCGGCAGCGGGCATCCGGAATTTCAAATGCAAAGCCGGATCGGGTTGTGCCTTTCAGCATGGTCAGGCCTCCTTGATGTATTCATAGTGGGTGTTGCCGCTGGTGTCCGGAACGGCGGCCAGGGTAATGCCATAGCCCAGGGCCTTGCTGTCCGAATAAACGATATCTTCCATTTCGGAAATACCGGCATCGGGGATGACAATGCGTTTGTTGGCATTGTTGACGATGGTATCCACCACCCATGCGCTGTTGGGAATCTCACGGCTGCTGGCTTTGACGGTCAGCCCGGCTGCGATAGTACCAGAAACATTGTCCGAACCATAGGAAGATTTGAGAACTTCCTCGTTCAGCGCTTCGATCAGGGTAAACTTGAAGGTATCCGGCTTTTCTTTCTGGATGGTTTTAACGGTATCTCCGCCCCAGGCTTTGACCTGTTCGGTTTTGGGGGAGTTGGAGTTTGTCAGGCCGTCATCACTGATGTAGCCCAATGACTTAAACGCTTCGTTCAGCTCTGCATCGGTAGATGTGGGCAGCGCAGTGCCCAGCGGCGCACGGTACACGGCACCGCCGGCTGCAGGCTTTGCCACGCCGACTAAGGTGGCATTCTGCATAGAGGATCTCCTTTCAAATTGTGCCATGCACAACGCGGTACACTGCCTGATAGCGGTAGCGGTGCGTGGCGGTATCGGTAAAGTTATAGTCGTTTTCCAGGCGGGCCGAACCAATGCCCTGCCGGGCGGGCAGGGCATCCATGGCGGCTTTGGCCTGTTCATTGAGCTGGGCGGCATCCAGCATGGTAGGGGCCCAGCTCTGCACGGCGAAGGTGGAAGTGGTAATTTGGTCCGTGCGGGATGTACCGGTTTTTTCCAACACAACAAAGGTGCCGGGCATGGGGGAGGGAACCTCCATGGATACCGGCACCGGGGCAAGGGCGGCGGTCAGTACATTCAGCACCTCGGTTTCAATCATTCGTGCACCTTCTTTAGCAGGGTGTTGTGATGGAGGTTATCGGCATAGGCTTCTTCCGTGGCGGTTTCCACAATGGCAATAGCGCGGGTGGGCATTATACGGGAGACATAGCCGTCCGGCAGGCTATCCTTGATGGAATCCGCCCGCTCTTTGAGCATAGCGGCCATTTCGGGGGAACGGAGCAGTTCCCGCACCCCGGCGCGGTTCAGCACGATCTTGACTTTACTCATACCGTTCCACCTTCACCTTCTTGTTCCAGCACAGCGGGATCAGGTCATCAATGCCCTGCACCACATCGCCGTAAGTCCGGAATTTTTGCCCGAAGAACTCCACCGTCACGTTGTGCCAGTCGTTGGCGTCGCCCTTGGGCATGGCCAGCGTATAGGCCAGCCGCCTGCCGTAAAGCTGCAGATCGTTGACGATGTCCTCCGTAGCCGGTTCGCCCACCAGCACGTTGTGTACAGTGACTGGTGTTTCAGTGTAGATCGGCGCATGGAAAGCGTCCTCGCCGGTCTTGGTCTTTTCGTACAGGATGATGTCGATACCCTTCAGCATAAGTCCTCCAGCGGGCTGTGGGCACCGATTTTGTCTCCGACGCCCAGAAGCCGTTTTTCGAGCTTTGACAAGTACAACTCTCCGACCGAGCCGCCGGACACCGTCCAGCTCTGCTGGTAGCCCAGCGCCGATGCGGACGCCTGGGTGGCGCCCATTGGGTACATGGCGGCGCCCTGCCCGCCGGTGCCCGCGTCCAGTTGGCGGCGCACCATGCGGCAGGATACCAGCTGTTTGCGCTCAAACGGGGCGTCCTGGCTGTATGCGTCGATGACAATGCCGGCTTCGGCCAGCAGGGCGCTGCAGAGCGTCTTTTCGTCATCGCTCAGCGTGCGGAACCCGGCTTCGACCTCTTCCACGGTTGCATAGACCATTGCCATCACCTCATTTCCTGGCGGCGGCTTTCTTCTTCGGGGCCGGGGCGGCGGTCTGCTTGGCGGCGGTCTGCTTGGCGGTGGGCTCTTCGGCGGTCTGCTTGGCGGCGGGCTCTTCGGCGGGCTGCCTGGCGGGGACGGCCGCCGGGGCATCTACGCGGGTATGCCCCGCCGCCAGATATTCAGCTTCCCGCTCCGGGGCAACGGCCATCAGGGTGCCGGTCAGGCAGTTCTTGAATTCAATCATGATCAGGACCCCGTTTTGGCTGCGCCGGTCAGCTTGTTGAACACCGTGGTGTCGCAGCGGAAGCCGACTTCGATCTCGGCGCGCACGGCGAACATGTTCTGTTCAAACAGGTTGATGGTGGTGGAACCGTCGGTCAGGGTGGCCTGGTCGGAAATGGCGATCTGCACGCCCTCCACGGTGCCGTACACCGCCTGCGTCCAGTCGCCCGCAAAGCCGACCACGGCGGCATCGCTGGCCGTGTTGGCCGTGTAGGCGCCCTTGCTCTGGCGCACCTGCGCGCCCAGAATCATGGGCACTGCGCCTTCGGCCACGCTGTTGATGAACAGGGGACGCTTATTGCCGTCCACCGCGTTCAGCAGGATGGCCTTGCCCTGCGGGGCCAGCACCCAGCCGTTCAGAATGCCGTCATGGGCGGCGATGTCTGCATCGGCGGCAACCAGACCGCCGTAGGCATTGGTCAGGATGCTCTGGGCCGTGCAGGCTTTCAGGGTGTCGAAGTTGGAGCCGGGGGCTTTCACCGCCCCGAACACGGTCTGGTCAAACTTTTTGGCCAGAGCGCCGGGCAGACGCTGCACCAGCTGATCATACAGGGCGGGCACATCGCGGCGGAACTGGTTGGAAAACGGTACGATGACGGCCAGGGTGTAGGGCTGCATCTGCTTGGTGGCCAGAGTGCCGCGCTTGACCGGCTTTTTCTCGGTCTCACCGACCCAGCCCGCTTCGGGGTCGCCGGTGATAACGGGGATGGTTGCGCCCAGGCCGGGCAGCGGAATCTTCCGGGCCAGTGCCATGACGGCGCTGGATTCCTGGGCTTTCTGCAAAATTTCGCTGGACACGCTGCCCGGCAGGGAAATAGTAGTCGTGCGGTTGATATCAATAGATGCCATACTTTTGCTCCTTTACTTCATGACTTCGTTGAACCACTCCGCGAACTGCTCGCGAGTGGAACCGGTTGGGGTTTTGTTCGGGTCGCCGCCGTCGCGGACGTTGGGGTAGCCGCCGGGGGCGGCATCAAAGGCCCAGGCTTTTTCCTTGGCCAGGGCATCCAGCGCGGCCTGGATATCGCTGGTGCGGTCCTTGCTGACTTTCAGTGCATCCACGTCCAACATACCGCGGATGGCCTTTACATCGCGCCCGTGGGCATCGCGGATGGCACCATCCAAAGCGGAATCAAAGGCAAAACTGTCGGCCTGATCGGCCAGCTGGCCCTGAAGCTTGGTGATCTGGCCTTTCAGGTCGGCCACGTCCACGCCTTCAAAGGCTTTCAGGCTGTCTTTGGCGGTGTTCAGCTGGGTGGTCAGGCCGTTCACCTGGATCTGCAGGTTGGTGGCTTTGGTCTTTTCGGCGGTGATATCCCTGCCGTTTTCGCCCATCAGCCAGTCCAGCTGCTCATCGGTGATGTTGGGGATCTGCTTCTTTACGTCTTCGCGTTTCATGTTGTGTCCTTTCTGCCTGCGCTTTTATTTACGCGGGTCGCATCCGCCTTGGCTGTACAGTTTTACGCCATGCCGGGCATGTTTTGGGGAATAAATGGGGATAAAAAGTGCCCGCTTGCCCCTCATGCAGGGCAGGCAGGCATAAAAATACCACGGTGCAGAATTTGCATCGTGGTTTCAACAAATTGTTGGCGCGGCCATTACGGCACAATTTCCACGCCGGGCAAAACGTCCATGCAAAAACACAGCCGGTACTGGCGCGGACAGATAGAATTCATTTTGAACTGTTCCGGGCTGGTCACTGCGGTCAGCATGGCCAGCATCAAAACAAGCAGCTTCTTCATT